TCTGGTAAATATGTTGCATCAATGTGTACCAGATAATATTCCACTCACTACATTCACGCAACCTACACCAGCGATGCCTGATGAAGTGAAAATTATTGGCAATTCTCTTGCATCCTACAGAAACTACTATATAAACAATAAACAACACCTTGCTTCATGGAAAGGCAAAGTGAATAGTCGTAATGTACCGGAGTGGTTTCATGCCAATTTATAGATTTAGAGATACCGAAACAGATGAAATTTTTGAAGTTTCGATGAAGATTACCGAGAAGTTTGATTTCCTTTCTGCCAATCCGCAGTATGAGTCTGTGATCCAGTCTCCTTCTATTGTCTCTGGTGTATCCGTCAAAGACAAGGTGCCGGATGGTTTTAAGGAAGTGTTATCGAGAATTTCCGAACAACACAAGAATACAGAATTGGCTGATCGGTATGGAAATAAGTCCATTAAAGAATCTCGAACAAGTGAAGTGGTGCGTAGACACGTGGACAAAGTAACAAAGAGATTGACTTGAGAGTATTTGAACATATTAAACTTCCTGAATTGCAGTTCGATTTGGAATCCGAAACGACAGAACATGGTCGTAAATACTTCCTGCCTGATGGAAGGAAGTATGATTCAGTTACCACTATACTATCACATAACAAAGATGATACAGCATTAGTTAAGTGGCGTGAAAGAGTGGGAGAAACTGAAGCTAATAAAATCACAAAAAAATCATCAGACCGTGGTACAAAATTACATGAAGCCTGTGAGAAATATCTTTTGAACGAATTGACAGAAATGAAAATTCGTATGATGATGCCTGACATTAAAGACTTCTTTACACAATTGAGACCACTTATTGATAAGAATATTGGTGCGGTCTATGGTCTTGAACAGGCATTATATAGTGATAAATATAAGATGGCAGGACGTACAGATACTATAGCTGTATGGAATGATAAACTCTCTATTGTTGATTATAAGAATTCAATCAGAGAAAAGAAGGAAGAGTGGATTCAAAACTACTTCATTCAATGTACCGCATACTCACTAATGTTCACTGAGATTACCGGATTACCCATTGAACAAATTGTAGTACTCATCGCAAACGAAGAGGGCACACCACAGGTTTTTGTCCGAGAAGTGAATAAATACTTACCTATATTCGAGGAAGTGATTCATAATTACCACAATTCTCCTAGGATTGTGTTATAATATGTTTTATAGTTGTATGAAGTAAAGAGAAAAGTATCAGACACGGCGGTTCGATTCCGCCCAGCTCCACCAAAAGCACACTGGCATGATAAGTCAGGAAATGTCGTATTGTGAGTTCCTATGACTCTCGTTCACCACAATACATAAGTGTGCTTCTGATGGGGCTGACCTGGTTTCGATCTGGTGACAAGTAACGGAATGGACAACTCGACACAGATAGTCGTAAAAAGTAAACAAAAATAAAAGCAAACGATAATCGCTTTTTGATGGCTGCGTAAGCAAACCCATCTGAGTTTTTCTAGTTGAACTTGGAAACAGAATCAACTAGACATTCAAATAAAAAATGGAGTAAAATATGCGTATCTATATCAATCGATATCGAGACCACTGGATCAGTCCCTACACGATTTTGGAAAAAGTATTTTTCTGGCGTGAGATTGATTATGATGAACCAATCATAGAAAAGTGGAGCAACAGATTAAATCCTTTTTGTGAAATGTTGCAAAAAGTCTGTGACAAAATTAATCCTAAAATCAACTATGTTAAAATTGATCCGTGGGATACGTGGTCCATGGATCACACATTGAGTTATATTATACTGCCCATGCTTAAACAGTTGAAAGAGTCTAAAAACGGGGCACCTAATACTGATGATGAGGATGTACCTGAAGAACTCCGCAGCACCAATGCTGGTCCTAAGGAAGACGAATGGGACGTGGACGATCTTTTCTTCAAACGATGGGATTGGATACTTGATGAAATGATTTCTGCTTTCGAGTGTAAACTTGATGATTCTTGGCAAGAAAAATTCCAAAGTGGTGAAATTGATTGGGTATTTAAGAAAACGGAAGAAACATATTATAATGCCGTCACTCAAAAAGAAGAACATTTAAGTCAGACGGTTCATGGACCAAATCACACATACAAGTGTGACTATGAAGGTATGCGAGTAGTTGAAGATCGAATCAAAAATGGTTTTCGTCTCTTTGGTAAGTATTATCAAGCTCTATGGGATTGAAAAATGAACACAGAAAAAAGAATTTTATTCATCACGGCATCGTTGATATTATTTCTCACTTCATCATTTTCAGGAACAAGTCACTCACAAATGTTATATGTTGATAAAACTACTGATGTTCCTAAACAATATTCAGAGTTAAGTCGCCGAGAAAAAAGGCAAGTTGACTGTCTAACCGACAATGTTTACTATGAGTCTGGAGGTGAGAGTTATAACGGATGGTTGGCTGTGGCTATGGTAACAATGAATCGTGTACATTCTGGTAAGTTTCCAGATGATATTTGTGGTGTTGTTTATCAGAAGACTGGCAATTTTTACCAGTTTTCATGGGTCAACAACAAAAAGAGGTTGACAAAGCCAGAAGAATCATTGTATAATAGAATTCAACAATTGTCCTTCAATGTTTATATGGATTATAAAATCATACACGACATTACGAAAGGTGCATTATTCTTTCATGCAGATCATGTTAATCCCAAATGGAATAGGCAAAGAACTGCGAAAATTGGAAGACATATTTTTTACCGTTAAGGAGTTACATTATGGCAGTACAACAAATGAGTGTGAATCAAATTTCTAATCCTGAAGATCGAAAGAAACTTTTGGATGTTCTACGTGAGTGTTCAGCATCAATGACACGCATGGAAGGCGAGAAAGATTATATCAAAGAATCCGTCAATGATATCTGTAAGAACTTGCAGTTACCTAAACGACTAGTTGCTCGTATGGTTAAAGTGTATCATAAACAGAACTATGATGAAGAAGTTGCTGTGCATGAACAATTTGAAACCCTCTATGAAACTATCGTAAAATAATGCCTACGAAAGATGAGATGCTAAAATTCGCAGTAGCTATCGAAGAAATTGTGGCTAGAACAGACTACAACCATATCGAGGCTATTGTAGAGTACTGTAAACAGACAGGAATGGAAATAGAGGTTGCTTCTACACTGGTAAATTCTAATCTAAAATCCAAACTTGAGACTGATGCACAAGATTTAAATCTTTTACCTAAATCTAACCGTTTACCTTTTTAATATGACAGGATACGAAGCCTTCACGATTTACAATGCATTGAAGTTACATTTTGAAACCGATTCCTACGATTTCTTTAAATATAACGGAAAGAGTAGGATCACAATTGAATCCTTTGAGAATCGTAAAGACAAATATTATTTCTACAAACTCAGTAGAAGACAAGAGAAGGAAGACTACATTCAATTCCTTATTTCAAATCTACTGAGTAAAGAGAAGTTATGGGTCGGTGATCTATTGGATGAACAAGCGGTAGTGGTTCACAAGAAAAGGATGTCGGTAGTACAATCTCTGACATACAAGTTTAAACAGGATTGTGAACACCTCAGAGGTATGGTTGACAATGCAAATGAATTATTCAAAACAACAGGTGACTATCCAATACTTTTGACTGAAACCTTACAAGGTTCAACTCAAATGGAAACACTTTGCATTCTTAACGATTTCATAAACTTCTTCCCTTTATGGAACAAGAAGATAACCGATACAATTCGGTGGCCAAACTATAACCGTAAATGTATGAAGTACACACCCTTTATACAATTCGACAAGGTTAAGTATAGGCAAATAGCAGTAGAAGCATTGAAGTAATGCTTGACAGTAACATATATACATGATATACTATGTTTCATGTGGATAATCCGTAATATACAATATAAATTTTCATACGAGGTAATAAAATGGTAGATTTTGCAAAACTCAAAAAGAATCGCTCAAGCATCGAGCAACTCACTAAAGCGATTGAAAATACACAATCAAATGGTGATGGAGCTAAAGGCTCTAAAGATGATGACCGATTCTGGCAACCCACAGCAGACAAAGCAGGAAACGGAATGGCAGTCATTCGTTTTCTTCCCGCACCATCAGTAGATGGTGATGATGCTCTTCCTTGGGTACGAGTGTTTCATCACGGTTTTCAGGGACCTGGTGGATGGCTCATCGATAATTGTTTAACAACACTTAACGATAAATGTCCTGTTTGTGAACACAACAGCACACTCTGGAATTCAGGAATCGAATCTAACAAAGAAATCGTTCGCAAACAGAAGCGTAAACTTACGTACATTGCAAACATTCTTGTTGTATCCGATCCTTCTAATCCAGAAAACGAAGGTAAGATTAAACTCTACAAATTCGGTAAGAAAATCTTTGATAAGATTAC